CCTGATCCTCCACATAATTTCGATTAGTCTGCCGTGTGATATAATGGCCCTATGGGGAACCCAGGTACTTACGGTCGCAAGATAGGCCCAGACGCAAGATTAACTCCTCGACAGGCGGCGTTTATTGACGCGTATATGGTTGAGCCCAACCTCAATAAGGCCGCCCTGGTTGCCGGGTTTAGTCCAACGTACGCGCGTTGCTGTACTACAACACTACTCAAGGCCCCTCATATCAAGGCAGAGATTGACCGCCGTCGTGCTGCGCTCCGAAAGAAATCAGACATAACAGCTGGACGGGTCATAAAAGAGATTGCCAGGGTGGCGTTCTCGGAGGCGAAAGCGGGTAACTGGGTCGCTAAACCGTCCCCTGATGATACGGTTGCTCAGGGAGAGGTCACGATAAAAACAGTGGACAAACTGAGGGCACTGGACATGCTTTGTAAGCATTTGGGATTATACGAGGAAACAAAGGACGAGTCAGCAAAGCAGGCACTCCGGGAATTAATGGAAAAACTTGAACAGAGAGCGGGGGCGATAGATGTCACGCCAACCTACACCAAAAATGTACCCCTTCCGTCAGGAGATTAAAGGTTACGCCCAGGCTAGAAACGGGTTAACGCCGCCTGAGGTCAAAGAAAAGATGCCCGATCCCGGCTATGATTTCCGTGATATGTTTCCCGATAGAAAACGGACAAAGAGAGGCAAGTCATCCGGTTAATAAATACTCTCCCGTATATTGAGCATTTAGATTTATGGGACAAGGCAACGGGCCAGTATATTAAGTTTACTCTCTGGCCCCATCAGGTTGAATTTGTTAACCTTCTCCATTCCGTCCTAAAAATTGCGACTTGTAAAAAAAGACAGGTAGGATTATCGCAGCTCTCCGGGGGGGATTCATTGCTTCAATGTCTTTTTAAACCCAACTTCACAGTTCTGGTTCTCTCCGTTACGGGCGACGATGCACGCGTCTTTCTTGGAAGGATACGGGAAATGTTGGACCGTATACCGTCAACAAAGGAATTGAATGAGTGGACGGCTAGGGGAGATACTATACCGGAGGAATTACTCACCCTTGCGGTGATGAAAGAGCAAAACCCAATTATCAAGGGGAAAGTGGGGGGCGATGAGCTCAAGTTTCTTTCTGGCTCAACGATCACCTCATTATCAGCAGACAAGGGGAGAGGACGAACAGCTGATAGAGTGATCATAGATGAGGCAGCGTTTATCTCACTGTCAAAGTCGAGGGTGTCACTTGTTAAAGTTCTTCGGTCTGCTGGCCCTGCACTTGAGCGTGCGGGCGGGCAGCTGATACTTATCTCCACCGCCAACGGAATGGGCCTCTTTTATACGATTTTCCTTAACGCGATAAAGAAACGAACTTCATACGTGGCTTTCTTTTTTAGCTGTTGGGATGACCCGACATTTACTGAGGAGGCCAGGGCTCAAAAGATCATTGATGATGGCGAAGACTCTGTAAACCAGGAATTCCCACGGACATGGCGGGAAGCTTTTTTGAGTTCGGGATCTCCACGGTTTAATGTGAAGCTTATCAAAGACTACTACGAGCCGCTTGCGGAGCAGCATCATCCGATAGCACGGGGCAACATCGTCAATGATAACGGTTTTCGTCAGGTTGTTGAGCTGAATGATAATGGCTTTATTAACTTTTATCAACGCCGTGATCCACGAGCTCACTACATGATCGTTTGTGATATTGCAGAGGGGATTAACAGGGGCGGTCCTGGAGAAGGTAAGTCAGGGGACTATACCCACGGGAAGGTTTATAGCCTGGCAACGATGGAGCAGGTGGCTACGTTTCACGGGCACCTTGAGCCCGGAGAGTTTGGCCAATACGTGGCAAGGATGGGGCGGCATTGGAATAATGCAATTATTGTTATCGAGCATAATAATCATGGGGGTGGTGTGTTGATCGAATTGCGCCGGCATGAGCGGTATCCGGATGCGTTGCTCCATTGCTCACGGATAAAACACAGGGAGCACGATCAAGATAAGGGGTTGCACCCTGAAATCAAATGGGGCTGGGAAACAAACCTGGCAACAAAGCCGGTGATTATCGATAACTTGGCGTTGATGATTCAGCGTAAGCAAGTGCCGTGGTTCCCGCCGGAAGACTTGCCAGAGTTGTATGCCTACATTCGGGGTGATCGTGGAGCGACTAATGCCGAGGAAGGGGAACACGATGATCGCGTGATGTCAAATTCTATAGGGCATTATATATTTCCCCAGTATCAGAAACCGCCAATGGCAGAGTGGCAGTTCTGTGCGAATTGTTCAAGCTTTGATGAGCAACGAGAATCGGAGGGTCGATGTAAGCGCAGCGGCCGGTGGTGCCAACATTCCGATGTTTGCAGGCTATGGAGAGACGCGGGGCCTTATCAGCATAAGATGGCAAAAAAGATTGGCAGTGAGCAGCGTAGGCGACTAGCTGAGGCTGGATACCGATAACTTGACTTTCTTTTTTTCTCGATTTATTATTTAACCATGATCGAAAAATGGACGGACACCTTCTTTAGGACTGCAACGTTAACTAACGGACATATCTTGGTAGAACGAAAAGAGCTACATGCAGACACCGCGCTTGAGTATGAGGCTGACGGTTTTTACTACCTGATTATTGGGAAGATAATTAACACGGCCGCTGATGTTGGTGATCTTTTTAGTAAAGGGAAGTTTGTTGTTTTCACCAATTCTAACGCCTTTGATGTTCCAGACACTAAATTCAGCCTTGTTTCCACGGAAGACATCATCATGGTGGGCGATCAACCGGAAGGACTTGATGCGTGAGCAGTCTAACAAAGACATGGATTTTAAACGCTCTCTTTATCTATCTGGTCCCTGTGCTGCTAACGATATTCACTCAAAATGAGTTCTTTATCTTCCCTTATGTCGCAAGCTATACCGTTATTGAGATACTTTGGGAGCGGAGAAACGCAGAAATTTCGCGGACAAGACTCTTTTTCGTCTACTGGATCACTCTTGCTTACAACTTTCTGTTGTTATTTTCCTGTTCCTGGCTTGTTGTCACTCTGTTTAGGATGGAATTTAGCCACTGGATTACGCACCCCTTGATTTTGGCGTTCCTGTTTTTTATGTCAAAAATCGAGGTGGCAATTGATAATAGAATTTACAGGGTATCCCAATGATTATTAATCGATTAAACTCAGGGGTCTGTGCGGAGAAAAACATACTCTCTGCCTGTGCGAAGATAGCCAAGGCCGTAGGTTCAACACACGGACCAGGTGGGCGTCCGGTCATAATTGATACGCCTACTACTTATCCTCAGGCAACTAAGGATGGGGTGTCCGTGGCCCGTAATCTTTATTATTTGGAGGATACATGGGAGCGAATTGCGGGGCAGATGTTAATCAATGCCGCCAACAAGCAACTGGCTGATACCGGAGATGGTACTACCGCAGTTCTTGTCCTTGCGAACGAACTTATCCAGCGCGGACGGAAGGCGATCAACCGGGGTGTGAACCCTATCCAACTGAAGGAAGGGCTAGACGTAGCGTGCCGTGAAATTACCGAGGAGCTCCGATTATTGAGTCGGGAGCTAAACAGCCCCTCAATGGTTCTTAATGTTGCAACCATTGCCTCGAATAGCGATAAGGAAATCGGCGGGCTCATTGCCGACGCGATTACAAGGGTTGGTGAAAACGGGATCGTGGATCATGTATTATCGCAAGACCGGCACCATAGTGTTGATTTTACTACGGGTTATGAATGGCCGAAGGGGCCGCAGTCGCACCTCTTTTTCAATATCCCCGGACGCATGGAGGCTGTCTTTGATGAGCCACAGATTTTGGTCACTGATTTGCCGATGACGCGGATTTCAGAGCTAGAACCGTTGGTTAAAAGGATCAAAGAAGACTCGGAAAAGAGAGAGACTTTCCGTCCGCTGGTAATCATTGGTGAGGCTGATCCGCACGGAGAAGTGTTGCCTATACTTGCTCATAACGCAGCGTCCGGACGGGTACACTCAATGATTGTCCCGATGGACGGGCGGGATGACGAGAAGGATTATCATTTACAGGATATTGCAGCCCTTACAGGGGCGACGTTTATCACCCGGCACAAGGCGATGCGGTTGCAAGATACCAGGGTTTGGGATTTAGGTACATGCGAACGAATAAAATCAACGCCACGGTCAACTTCAATTATTTTCAATCAACTAACGGAGGATCAGCGTACCCGGAAAGATGCTCTGGCAAAAGAGCTTCATGATATTGTTGGCGAAGACAAAGAAACGGCGTCTGTTGCTATTCTTGTTGAATACGCGAAGAAACGATTAGCGCGTGTCACCGGTGGCGTTGCCCGGATTAGAGTAGGCGGGAAAACAGAGTCCGAGCAGGCGGAGATTGCTGCACGTGTAGATGACGCGATAAGGGCGACACGTTCAGCCCAAGAGGAGGGTGTTGTCCCCGGTGGTGGCATGGCGTACATACTGGCAAAGAACGAGTTGCATATGGAAAACACGCTTGACCTGCTAGGTGCTAGTAAGAGCATGAAAATTGGATACGAACTTCTTGTCCAGTCGCTTGATGTGCTGTTTGATAATATCCTGAAAAATGCGGGGATTAATCCGCGCACAGCAAAATGGGGCGTATACACAAACGCGGGTTCGTATCCTGGTTATGATGCATACAGGAAAGAGACGGTGGGGGATATGTTCGACGTCGGCATTATCGACCCGACAAAGGTCGTGCGTTCAGCCCTTGAAAACGCGGTCAGTGTTGCCGGGTTGCTTATGCTTTCCGGCACGATGATCAGTACAGAAAAATCGGAGGCGGCACAATTACAGGAACTAAAGTCTTAACCCTAGACGACCTCAAATCTTACAATCTACGGTATCCAATCCGCGGTGTTGATACCGTTATTCAGAAGCGGCAGAACGTCCATATTATCCAAATGCAATTGCGATTTAAGGATATGGGGCCGGTTTTTGTTGAGCAATTCTCACTAACATAGGAGTTATTATGTCAGAGTTAACAAAGAAGTTTCGGCTAGGTGCGATCAGCGGCGCGGAGTTTACTAGCGACTATAACGGGCAAACATCCAAACAATATAGCTTTCAGAAGTCGTTTAAAAAGAAAGATTCTGAGACGTGGGAAAATACTCAATATTTTTATGATTCGGAGTTGCCGAAGCTCCATGCGTTGATTGGAAGCATCATAGACAGGGGCGTCGTGGTATCTGATCCGAAACCAAAAGCACCGGAGGCACCACCGCCAGTATACGACGAAGCAGCCGGGTTTTAGGGACATGATTATGGTTGAAGCAACTAAGCGTTAAAAAATATCGAATTTTAAAAGACAAAGGCAATTGATGTTAAAAAAAACTGGTTTAGCGATATCCTATTCCTTGCTATCGTTAATCTGTTTTTTTATGGGAGTGGCTACATATCGGGAGTTGTTTGGGGGATAGCGCAGAACGTTGCGCAGTATTTCAAACTATAGCATGTTGGCCGGGTTGATGGAGGTAATTTAATCATGGATAGGCGACTGCTTGAATTGCGCCAGGCCGAACTAAGGGGCCGCGCTGTTGTTTTGTGGGTACTGCTTGGATTTTTTTTGTTTTACGCCGGCGTGATTGGTATAGTTAAGATGTTGGAGAATTTTTAGTGAGTACAAACACACACGGACAAAGGATTATTGCGGCGGAAACATTAGTGGATATTGCTATTCGGCGCGGGATTACTTACGGGACCGTTGCCATGACAGTGAAGATGCAAGACGGTAAAATGGTGCATAATGAGTTGGAGACTAAAGAGATAAACAAACCGAACTAAACAGCGTTGACTATAGCGGAAGCATAGAGGCGAGGAAGTAACCTTTAAGGGTTTCCCTCGTCTTTTTTATTTAAAGGGGGTGCGTTATGGACGAAAACAAAATCCAGGAGATTCAGGAATACGATAGTGACAAGATAGAAAAGTATGTTCATGACACGGCCTATAAAACGCAGGACATGGCAGCCGAAGAAACGTTTGAGTATGGAACTGTCAAGGTCACTGAGGATTACGCAAAACAAGCAGTGCTTGCTGTCCAAACAAGGATAGAGGGCACCGCGCCATATACCAAAGAGCGCGAGGAACGGATAAAGAAGAACTATGAACTCTATGATGGTACAGCGCCAATCAAAGATGCTGAACATCAAGTATTTATCAAGGAAACGTATAACGCTGTTGAGGACTGGAAAGATGACCTTTACGAGATATTTTCACGGGTTACAGATGCAATAGAGCTGGAAGAAAATAAGAGTGTTTTAGAGCGGTTTCTTCCTGTTAAATTAGAGAGCGACGAGGGGGAAAACGATAAGCCGGAGGCTATGAAAAAGTCTATTATTAAGCAGATGGCAAAAACAGCAAAAGATAAATTCACACAGGCATTCAACCGCGCCAAGGGTGACCGCGAAAAGGAAGTGTTGCGGAAGGCCATGGAAATGTTGGACCAATACAAGGACGAGAATGTTTATTATTTCCAAAATATGGACATCGTTAAGCAGGTCATTATTGACGGGTTTGATAAAGCTCAATACAAGTCAAAAGTTGAGGAGATTAACAAGCATGGGCTGATGACAGGTCTGTTCCTGGTAAAGAAAACCTTCGAGCCAAAATCCACAAAAGAGCTAAAATTATTCAAAGAAGACAACAGTGTTAAGAGTGGGCAGTACCTCTCTTTCGGGAAATTCAAAAAGTCTGTCAAAAAAGAGAGCATATTCAATTTCTATCCGGTCAACCCTGAGAAGGTTATTTTTAGAAAAGAAGGGCTGGAACACTGGATTATTGAGAAGGTTGATACCCAGTTCTGGGAATTGTTAAATGCGACAATTGGCGCGGACGGAAAGTCAAAAGAAAATGCGCTCTATGATTACAACGTATTGAAGGGCCTTGAAGAACAGCTCTATAAATCGGACACGGAACCCCGGAATGAAACCGATGAGGTAGATAAAGAGAATGCACGGCTATACGGAAAAGAAGATGTTGCGAAACTTGATGGTGATGTACTGGTTTACGAGGCACATAACATCCCATTCCGTTACAAGGTGGCTGACTTGATGCATAGGGAAGAGCGCGGAGAAGTGGTGGGGATGTCTCCGGACACCGAAGTGACAATGAAAAGTGTTATTGTCTGTCTTTACCTTAATGAGCAGTATGTCCCAATCCGTATTCAGCCGGAACCATGGGAGCTCCCCTATAACTGGACGGTCTTTGCCGAGAAAAAAGACGATGCAGCAGGGATGGGTTTACCTGAAGTTCTGGAAAAGGCGCAAGACCTTATTAATACAGACTACAACCTATTCCTGGACCTTCTTAACATGGCATTAAAAGGGATCGCTTTTGTTGACCGCGACAAGATACAGAATGAGGGCAAATTGAGCTCACTCCGGGCTGGTGACATGATTGATATGAAAGACCTTGGCGGACGAAAGATTGAGGAGGTTATCCAGTTTTTCCGGCCGCCGCTTGAGGCTTATAACAGCATGTCCGCTGTCATGGAATTTGCTATTAACCAGATAACGCGCACATCGAGAAAGGGTCCGTCCGGAGAAAAGATTCAGCCGAACCCATCAGCAACAGAGGCGTTTAATATCATTCAGGAAATGGAGAAGTCCGTAAACCGTGCGGGTATGCGTCAAAATAATGAGATATGGGTGCCGTTGGCCGAGGATATGTATATCTACACCCTGCTGAACAGGGAAGAGCCGTTTCCTTTAAAGATCGCGGGGTATAAATTGGCCGACCAAGCAAAGCTTGATCCGACAGTAGGGCTATCCGGTAATATCGAACAGATGGAGCAATCTACCAAGTGGGTTGAGGTGTCGTCTGAAGATGTCTACGTTGACGGGTTGGCTGTCAAAATACGGGCGGTTGAAAACGCCGAGAGCCAGACACTTGAGAAGCAGCAGAATATGCAGTTTTTGACGCTGGTTAAAAACACGGGGCTGGATGTTAACCCGGAAACCGGCCAGCCGGTGGTTTATACCGACGAAACCGGCGCGTCTGTAGTGATGGATACCTATCAGCTGGTTAACAACGTTGCTAAACATATGGGGCAGGACAACTTATGGAAAAAACATAAGCCACAGCCCATTGATCCCATGTCCGCCCTGTCGCCCGTCCAGGCTGGGGTGGGCACCCAAACCAAGCCAGCTGAGGGTGCGCCGGATGTGCCTCGATTGGATGCGGCACCTATGGCATCCTCGCTATTGAACCAGGCAGCTCAAGTATAATTTATGACCAATAAAATAAACACTTCATTAAAACACTTACTTAACGCTCCGACACTGGACGGATACAAGGTTATCCAACTTGATATTATCCAGGCTGAAATAACAAAACTACATAAAATAATGGAATCAAATTGTCTGAATACTAACTGGGATTTTAAAGAAAACTATGAAGCATTAAGGGTTGCTGTAAAAGCAAAGAAAATGGTCATGGATATGTATACATATCTTGAATCGGAAATGAAAGGAGTCAGATAAATGGATGCAGATAACGAGGGGAATCCTATTGAAAATCCGGACGATATGGCGGCGCAATACGCGGCGATGAGTAACGATGAACGCCTTGCCGCGTTGATTGCAAAAGACTCAAAAATGTCGAAGATGTCACAGGACTATGTAAGCGTTGAGCGGGAACGGAATCAGTTGGAATCGTCGATCAAGAACCTGGGGGATTCTTTTGAAGAGTCTGGAAAGGGCAAGTTATCCGTTGAGGGTGACAAGTTGAGGCTTGAATTTAATGACTCGAAACCCGACGTGGGGCAAAAAGGGGAATTATCTGAAGTCGATAAACTCAAGGCAGACAAGCAAGAGTTGAAGCGGCTCAAAGATGCTGATGATATTTCCGATGATCAGTATATGGACAAATTGGCGGGTATCAATGCGGAGATTATATATTTGGAACGTACCGCAAAGGCGCAGACACAACAACAGACGGCAGCTGATACCCAGGCTGATGAGGTTTATAAACGAACGTGGGCCAATAAAATAAAGGCAGAGTTTGGTGACGATGCTATTACACAAGGAAAACCATTGTTTAATGAAATGTCAAAAGTATTTGAGGAGTCCACAAAAGACATGGACGCAGCAACAAAACAGCGTGCTAGTGAGTCTTTAAAACAAGACCCGATGCGATATCACCAGCTTGCACAGATAGCTAAACAGCGATTGGACGCAGCGGCAGGGAAGCGTCCGGACCCCGCAGATCAGTTTGGTGGGTTGTCCGGTGGGCGGCTGAGTGCTACCGATCCGAACGCGGATTTGGCTAGTGAGATCATTACTAGCGAGGACAAAACGTTTCTTGAGGTGGGGCTAGGTAAAGGCGTAGCTAAGAGGGTGGCGGCAATTCTTGATAAAAACATTAAGCAGGGGCATATCGCGAAAGATGATCCTTACTTGATTGGCTCACAAATCCATATGGAATCATAGTCTAAACCCCACGAATTCGTGGGGTTTAATAATAAGGAAAGGACTCATAATGACAGAAGATACAGCATTGCTTGATGAGGCGATAAAAAACGGGCTTGCAAAACGCAATGGGCCTCGTTATTATTTTATTAGCGACGATGGTAAAGAGACTCCGCTGGGGATGTCCAAGGCCGAAGCTTGCAAATCGTTAAAAGCGTTGGTAATGGTAGGTAGCCCCGATAAAAAGGAACCTGCCAGCGAAACACCAGCCGAAGACCTCTCACCAGAGGCAGCTTCCACAGAGAAGGATACCGTCATTCCGGACCTTGTTAAATCAGTGGAAGTAGCCACCTCGAACAAGGCAGCCGATCACGGCTATGATCCTCAACTCTATGAGCTTTTAGACGAACTTGGTGATATCAATAGTAGTGCTGTCTCCACGCTTGATATTAAGTATAAAGGTGTCAGCGTATTTAATTTCGATGACCCCGTTATAAAAAAATTACCGGTAGTTTTCTACTGGAAATTGCGTGGCAAAGACAATGCTAATATTACCGATAACGGCGACGGCAAGATGAGGTGTAACAATTGGGCTGTGTTTATGCCAAAGGCTGGTGGTATTCATACTCGTATTTTTGAGCATTTAAAGTTTTCTCGTAACGATACAGCTAAAGGTGATTATGTTACCAACGGAGAGCTGGTTCTTTGCGTTTCAAACAAAGAAAAATACCTTAAACACCAGCAGGACAAGGCTATTAGCGGATTAGTCCAAGCAAAGAGAGATAAAGATCGCCGAGTACAGAGTGGTCGAAATATTGGTAAGCTAAATGAGGCCCAGGCAGGGGAACATCTAGGGAATATCAATCAGCGGGATAATCAGGCGATACGTGATCGTGACGCTGATTTTGCCAGGTTAAAGAGCGAACTCTGATTTTTTAGAAAAAAAGGATATAAGCGAGGACGGCGCAAGCCGTCCTTTTTTATTTTAGGAGGGATAATCATGTCAGAAGATAAGAAAAAAAATAGAAGCAATGTTCCAGTTGATAATGTTCCAGTTGATAATGTTCCAGTTGATCCGGTGCTTACTGTTCCCGATGGGTTTACGGCTGACGAGGCGCAAGCGGCCCTTGTTGCAGCAGTCGAGAAAAAAGCGGCGGCTCTTGAGGCGATGAAACCGAAGGCACCTGAGGTGCGTGAGTATTGGTCAAACCCCGAGTTAGTTACGAAGAGAGAGGCGCAGGGTTACAAGGTTGCCCTAAAAAACAACAATCCAGTGACTGATGCCAGTGGGGCTGTGCTTATGAGAAAAACCGTGTAGTAGTTACAGGAGAATTAAACGAGAGGAGTTTTAACAATGCCTAATACAGACCTTAAAAAAAGTTTTGAACCGATTGACCCCGGATTGTATCGGCCCCAGGAATACTTGTGTGATGCAAGTTTTGCCGCCAAGGCAGGGGATGTTGTCTATTTGGACAGCGCGGGGCGTGTTACCGACACCGCTTCTGGTGTTGCGTTGGGGATCCAGGTTTCTGCAATTTATAGTGTGGCAACTCTTCAGGTTGAAACAACCGGATCGTCCACAGCGGAAGAGTCCGCGGTTCTGGTTATTTCCGATCCTAACGTTCGTTTCCGCGGGCAAATCAGCACGTTCACACAGACCGACCCCTATACCACTCGCTCAAGTGCGGGTTGCTACGATGTCGCGGGTAGTGCGGGTGCTCAGTATGTTGACGCGGCAGCTTCGACGAATGACACAATTAAGGTTATTGAGCGTAGCCACGAATATGAGAAGGGCGGCAAGTCAGAAGTAGGTGCGTTTGCAAAGTGTGAATTCGCGTTTAACCAGCTGAAACATGCTTACGGTGTGATCGCATAATCAGTTAATAAAGAAGGGAGACAGAGCCAATGCTACAGACTACACTATTCGACAACGTTACCGGCTTAATGTCCAAAAACATTAAGTACGCCACTGTCCACGCTTTTACTGAATATAAAAAAGAAGTGTGGGCGTTCGCTATGAAAGAGAAGACTGATCAGAAGTATGAACAGTATATGGGATATGAAGGGTTTGGGGCAGCCCCAGGGATTGATGAAAGTGGCGATATTGTCCCCGTCGATTTCGAGGAGGGTTATAAAACAACTATCCCGCAGAAACAATGGGCGTATGAGGTCCGTGTAACCTGGCAGCAACGCCGGTTTGCTACGAAGGCCGCAAAGTTCGCGAAACAAATCGGGTTCTTCCTGGGCCGGTCTGCTAATCTTCGCTATGAGTATACCGGGGCTGATATTCTAAATAACGGGTTTACCGATACCGCAGCCTATCGCGGTGGTGACGCGAAACCATTGTTTAGCGCGAGCCACCCATGGAAAACCGGTGGAACATATTCGAACGTATTGGCCTCCGCTGATCTTTCGAAAACGGCGCTGGTAAATGGACTAAAGACCATCCAGAACGCAAAGATGGAGCAGAGTATCCCGGCAGCCCTGAAGGTTAAGAATGTAAAGATAGGCTACGAGAATCTCTTTAAATTGCCGGAGCTGCTCAAGTCTTCGCTAGACCCCGAGAGCGGAAACAACACGTACAATGCGATCCAGGATTTCGGGATAAAGAAAGTGTTAAATCACTACGTTACCGATACTGATGCCTGGTACATAGGAACCGACCGTTCACACCTGTATATCGTGGAAGCGACTTCTCCGTTCTTAACAACTGAGTCGTACAACAACAAAGAGGTCGGTGAAAATATTTGGATGTCGTTTAACAACGGGTTTACTGTACCGCTTGGAGAGTTCGGGAACGCAGGTTCTTAATAGGGAAAGGAGATAGTACTATGAGAAAATTTTTATTGTTTCTACTAGTCGCCCTTTCTCTGGTTGGTGTTGCTTCGGCAGGACTAACCAGATACCCCGATGGTGTTTCAAGTTTCGGGATGCCAATCATAGGGAGTGGCGACCTGTTAACAACAGGGACAACGTTTTTCGTGTCCAGTTCAGACACTAAGGTTGGGTCTGATGCGAACAACGGGGAAACTCCGGACCAGCCATTTAAAACCGTCAGCGCCGCTGTCACTATCGCCGCTGAGGGGCGAGGCGATTTAATTCTGGTGATGGCCGGGCATAAGGAGGTTGTGGCGACTTCGGACCTTGCGCTGAATACGGCAGGGATTAGAGTTGTTGGACTTGGCTTGGGTGACTATCGACCCCAAATAACCATTGGTAATTCAGGGATTGGTGCAGACATTAACGTTACAAGTGCGGATGTTTCCGTTGAAAACATAATTTTCATTGCGGGGATTGATTCATTAACCAACGCTTTTGATGTTCGCGCAGATGGTTTTACTATGGCTGGTTGTGAGTTCAGGGGAACTGCAACAAACCAGGTTGACCGCTGGATAATGGTTACTAACAACATTTCACGATTTAATTTTTCCGATAACAAAGTGCGGCAAACAACCGCAGGCGGTGCGTCGTTCCTTGAGGTTGGGATATCATACGCATGGGACACAACAGGAGGGGGAGAGCTGGAAGATCATTACATTGGGAGTAATGATATCGTTGGTGACTTCTCTATTTCAGCTATCAATAACGGTGTTACCGCTAATGATATTCTGGTTGAGTACAACACTATCGACAATCTGAATGCTTCTGATGCTTGTATTTCTGTTAACGCGCTTACGGACGGAACGCTCAGATATAACACACTCCGGATTGCAACGGATGCAATAGGGACATGGATCACGCCTACTCCTAATGATGTTCAACTATATGAAAACTATGGTGTGAATGGGGACGCAGAGACAGGGGTACTGATAGGAACCCCCTCTCAGTAGTACGATTAGTTTAGTAGATATCAAACAGGAGTAGGGGTGTTCTCCTGCTCCTGTTTTGTTTTACGGAGTACAAATGTCGGCAAGCAAACTTTTAGAAACTTTATCACGCGGAGTTAAAACCCGGTGCAGCATTTCCGGTCTGTATTTTTATCAGGATGAAATGGTCAGGGACCCTCAAGGACAATGGACAAACCCTAAGTTTGTTAGGTTTGACAAAGGCCGAAGTGCGTATAAGTCCGGTCCCGGCTGGGAACGTTGGGATTTAGGTTAACTCGCTAGAAAGGAATATCAAATGAAAAAGATTGCATTACTTATAGCGGGTTTATTACTCGCTACCTCTGTTTTTGCGGTATATACGGTAGAGAGAGATTATAATGGGAAAGTAACACAAAACACGGTTACTATCGGGAAGAACACAACAACCACGATTAATCTACTTACGACTCACTATAAAATGAGTGTTTACAACGATTCTTTTAGTGTTCTTTATATTGGGGGGCCAACGGTGACATCCGTTAACGGTATTCCAATTTATCCCAGCGGAAACTTTACGATTAAGGGTGACGCACTTATCCATGGATGGATGAGTAGCACCAACGACATTAAGTCATTTGAACTCTACGAATAGGAGGCAGCAATATGAAAACGTTTACAGGGTTATTATTTGCGGCTCTTTTTTCGGTAGGGGCTTTTGCGCTGGAAATCAATAATCCGTCAGGTGGGGAGTCTGTCATATCTGATAAGTCCGGCAAAGGCGGGGAATACGTAAAGATCAATAGCGGAGAAGACGGTTACACGACGGGAACTATTACGGGATCTGTTGATGAAACATTTGTTACCGACAACTTTCAAGCTGGTGCGGTTGTTCTTACCAGCACATTGGAAACGGGCGACGCGTTAACGATTGTCGAGGGTAGTGATCCCGGGTCAATTGGCGCAACCAAAGTGTCTATCTGGAAGGATAGCGCGTCTGATACTGTCTATATTAAAAACGGGAAGGCCGCTGGGGGGCAGGTTCAGCTGGCCTTAAAGAACAATGGGGACATTGATGTGGAGGGCGCGGTATCTGCCAACTCATTCACGGGGTTGGATGATATGTCTGAACAAGCCTCAAATAACGTTACGATTACTGGTGGTAGCATCACAGGTATTGCGGGTGAATTAATCAGTATTAATGTCAAACACGAGGTTTCGTTTAATGCTCAGGTGACATTTAACCAGCGGGTCCATTTTGAAACGGGGCTAGGATCAATAACGCTCAATGCGTTCTCTACGGTCAACGTAGCTGACAATTACGTTCCTAAGTACGATGCCGCAACGGGGCGTGTTGACTGGGAGGCGGATGGTGGTGGTGCGGGTGCGGGGAACTCCACTATTGTTACCCAGACGGTTCAGTTTCAAATCCCAGGACAATGGGCAGGCTCTGTATCCCAGAACCTTTTACGTGATTATGCATTGATGGGCTATGAATGGAACATGGGTGCTGCCCGGTTGGTCAATGTAAAGGTATGGGTAACTGATGAGGATAGTGGTGCAGTAGAGCCCGATGCGGTGTTATTGAAAAACGGAAGTCCTGCGGCCTCTGTTAATGTTTCCGGGGCGGCTAACGCCTGGGTGACGACAACGAATTTTGCGAGTGCAACAATAACTTTCGCGGATGGTGACGACCTTGAGGTAGGGTCTAATGCAGGGGGAACAAATAATGACAGCAAAAACTTGAGTATGCAGCTTACCGTGACAATGAACGCTCACGCGCCATAAAGGGGAAAGCTATGCGTAAATTATTTATAACAGCTTTCCTTTCAACAATAGCCTGTCTCTTATTGTTTGCCGCGATAACGCCACCCAGCAGAAATGGGTTTGGTAATGACGAGAACGCACAGCTCTATATTATTGAGGGCGCAGCCTCGACGGACTTCCTTAACGATAGGGCAGATACAGACGAGAACAGAACAATAACCGTTAAGGGGAATCCTGTATGGGTATCCGGAAGCGGCTTGTTTGGCAAAAATACCATGCATTTTGATGGGACGGGAGACACTATTGATGTCGATGATTCATCTGATTGGGATCTTGGCAGCGGTGATTTCACGATAGATTTCTGGGCTAAATTCACGGACTTCCAGGATAACGGCGCTGTTATTGGGCAGGTTGCGTATAACAACGCCAACGACCATTCGTTTGTTGTTTATTTTGAGTCAAGTAACAAGATGTATTTAGATTTCTATGATACAGGGCCCTCCCGGATAACCGATTTCTACATGGATACGAACGGGTTAACGGATAATAAATGGACCCATGTGGCCGTCGTTAAGGATGGCGTAAACATAACTTTTTATGCTGATGGGGTTAACACTAATACGTTCTCAACTTTCACACATACTATTAGAACGGTCGCTTTACCGTTAGCGATAGGTGGCGGGTTCGCGGCGGCCGCATACAACGCAAGCGCGAATATAGCGGAAATGAGGCTCAGTAAAGGGGTTGTTCGTTGGCGGTCGAATTTTACACCCCCGAATCGTGGCTATTAGTAAGGAGGATTAAAGATGTACGCAATCAGAAAGAGCCCTATTCTTGTTATTGAGGTTGTTGGTAATGATGATATTAACAACTATCCGGAGAACATATACCGGAAGGAAGCCACCGTGCCTGGAGGTGTGTTGGATAAGCATTTAAAATGGGATAATGGGGATCCCGAAACTGGAACGTTAGTTGAAATGTCTTTATCTGAGCAGCTTGCCGTAGATGCAGGCGATTTGGATACGGCTAAGGCGACAAAAAAAACAGCAATGAAAGTAACTGGTCGGGCATGGGTCTTTGGCGACTACGCAACCGCCGAAGAGGCTATGGATGCGCAGCGGGACGCGGCACTGGAGGTCCTTCAACAAACTGAGGTTGACTCGATAGTTGCGAAGATTAACGCGGCCAGAAGCCATTACAAAAACGATTTGGTTCCGGCGATAAATAATGCAAGTTCGATTACTCAGTTAGATGCTATTGTTTGGAATCCGCCGGCGTAAAGGGGGTGCGATGTTTTTACGTAGTAACAAATACGGGACAAAGTATAAGTGCGAAATAACAAATCAAGGGTTCTATGATTGCATGAGTGAAAGAGGCTATACCGCGGCCATCTATCAGAAGGACATAAATAGCAGTAAAGAAGGCTATACAAGGATAGGGGAATCTGTTGTTATTAAAGCCAAATGTGACTTTACCCCTGTGGGATTAAGAAAATAAAAGGAGAAGTTATGAATCGTTTCACATTGCTAACACTAATTCTTTGTTTACTTATGTCAACAGCGTTCGGTGATTGGGGCGCGAAAGACAAGCAATATTTGAGAGATAACGGGATTGTTCAAGGGCGAGGAGAAGGCGTTGATCCCCTCACTGAAAAAGACGTCAGCAAGGCTGAGGTTGGTATCATATCCATGAGAGCAGCCGCGAAAGAAACCGAACTGACCGTTGAGCCCATGATTTTAGTCACTGCTGAATCGCTGTCTAGTATATCTGATAAAAACACCGATAAAATTACCAGGTTAACCGCCAGGATCAAGGCGTTGGAGTCCGGAAAGCCGGTTCCGAAACAATATTTTTATTCTTATGAGTTGATTAATTTACAAAACGAATGGATTAATGCCCTGGATTTCCGGGCAGGAATGAATCTCTCACTCCCCACAGACCCAAAGGTTTTTATTGGATACAAGTCAAATGCGGTTTATCCGCATAACGTTTATATTGGGGTTTCCGGTTACGGCGAATTTTAATTAAGGGGAGACACTATGATAAATAAGTTTTTAATATTCCTGGTTATTATACTTTTGTCTCTTCCTGCTATGGCGGCGGATTACCCCTCACTTTCACATTCGTTTGTGGCGCGGCAGCTTATTAGAGCGTCGCAGATTATGCAGAACTATAACGATCTAAGAAATGGGATGATCGACGGTACAAAAAAAATAAATGTAGCTGAGCTATGGACCAACGGAACGCTGATGGTAGACAACTCTCAGCGGGTTACGGCGAACAAGCTTGTTGTCGATACCTTTGTCATGGATGGTGCGGATTTTTACTCTACAAGTAAAAATAGTACCGTTAGCGCAAATATAGGAAACTTCTTTAATGTGACAGTCAACAACCTGGTTTATGTTTCTGGCAATCTTGGCGTTGGTACAGCTAACCCCACTCAATTACTTCACGTAGTAGGCGATAATGTTAGTAATTATATAAAAATAGAAACTGAGAGCACTACGCATGATGCGGCATTTTGGTCAGTAGGACCATCTGGTAGTGTTTATACGGGAATACAGCCTAATGTTGGCGCAGATAATCGTGATTGGGTTTTATACAATACCGCTGTACATATTGTTGTTCAGCCCGATGGAGACGTTGGGTTAGGTATGTTAATCCCATCAAGGGATTTACATGTTAATTACACAATGAGGCTTGAGCCTAGTTCCGTGACACCATCGACCCCGGCGGCTGGTGATTTTTTCTATAACGGGAACCACAATCAGGCTGTTATTTATGATGGTACAAACTGGCAGAGCTTATATTAAGGGGATATTATGAGCCTTGTATATCGCAATGTATACTCATTAATGAATGATATTTGTAGGTCACAGGAAACCCAGGATATCGATCGCAAAACACGGGCCTGCTCAGAGGGTTACAAGCAGCTGATTGAGCGGATGGTCTATATGACCAAGCCACCGAAGGAAATGCGCACGGAAAGCAACCTGTCCAACAGTGCTGATGTAAATACCGTGGCACTTCCCACTGATTACATTCGTTATCAATCAATCTGGTTTCTGGTAAATAGTAACTACGAAAAGTTTACTGATGATGAAATAGTGTCATTACAGGAACTTATGGAGTACGCAAACACAAATCACTATGATACATCAAATACAGGAACTCCGCGCATGGTGGCTGTTGATGGCGATCAACTTGTATTCGATAAACATTTTGCTTCCGCGGGAACAACCAACGTCAAATTGTCCTATTATCAATACCCCACTGAGATTACGGCTTATGACCAATTGAGCATATCATTTACAGCAACTGCATTTTCGGATGGGGAAACAATTACCGGTGGCACATCAGGCGCGACGGCTACTGTAGTTACATCAACAACGTCACTGGTTGATGTTGAATCGACTAGCCTTAACGGCTCATTTCAGGCACTTGAGAAAGTGACCGGCGGCACATCAGGAGTTGAGGCTATTGTAACAAGGATTCCGCCACCGTATACCGAAAAGGTTCAAGTGTTAGAGCTTGGTGAAAAATATAAACTTGCTATCGCCACGGCAGGGGCAATGATGTATCTCTATATGACCGGCTCCGTTGAGGCAAGTGAGAAAGATAATACCCTGGATAATCTTATCAAGCAGTTGGCGGCGACCAATGAGCAGGGAAATAGAGTATTAAGGCCGAATGTACGATGAGCTTAATAGCAAAACAAAGCAAGCGAAACACTTTCTTAGTGACACAGGCGGCAAAGGAGAGCCTGGGGACACCGCTCCGTTCGTTCCTGGGATGCAATAACTCTGCCAATAAGATTAATCAACCCTACGGTCAACTCGTCAAAAACAAAAACATGGAGTACCTCTATTCCGGAAATACTGTTTACCTAAAGACAAAGAGGGGCAGTACATTAACTCTGGACATTACTAATAGAGCCTATGGCGCGTCTCTGTTTACCTATAATCGGGCTAACGAGTTTTTGGTCTGGGTTGATGGCACTGACCTGCAAACAGTAGAAACCGACGGAACGAATAAAGTTACAGTTACATCCACATTAACGAATAACACTCAAGCATATTTTGTTTCCTACGGCCAGGACACTAACGCCGCATTGTTTGGGGTCAACGGCACTGTTAATGGCGGGTCAAATACAGGGATATTTAAACTCACGTACGACGGCGCGACATTTACGAAAGCAAATGTTGCCAACACCCCGCAATCTGATCACATAGCGTTTAGCACTATGGGTGGGCGACTGCTAACGGTTTACGGTCACACGATATATTGGAGCAAGCGGCAGACGGGTACGGGCGTTTTAAACCTTGAGGATTTTGACTGGACCGGATCAGCGTTTGACCAGTCAAATATTGTTTCTCCGGACGCAGGAACAGGGTTTAAGTTTATCCTGGATTTCGGAATTGACGGTATTTACTTTTTTAAGGATACCGGGATTTGGGCGTTACCGAATATCGATGAGCCGGAGGCCAGGTGGCGGTTTCCGCAGTGCAAGGCGGACATAGGGACCATCAGCCCGAAGACAGTCAAGCGGGTTAACTATGGCGGCCAGGTTGGCGTGATCTACCTAGGCACGGACAAGACGCTTCGTTTTTTTGCGCCATCAATTCAGTACAACGCCGGGGCGATCCCCTCAATCGTTGATTCAAGCAGCAGTGTCATATCAGACACATTCCAGACGTTGCTTGATTCTATCCCGGCGTCCCTACTTGATCAGTGTAGCGCGTCGTATTTTGACCGGAAATATACGTTGAACTATCCGGAAGATGTGTCAAATACCCAGATCAACAAAACGATTATTGTGGATACCGAGAAGTTACTACCGGCGGAGGGTGGGAAGATTCCTCAGCCATTTTGGTTTGAATCTGAAAATATGGACTATACCGATATGGTAATCAAGGAGTCTGATCACACTATCCACGGGTTCAATATTAATGGCTATATTTCAGAGCTCTTTGTTTCCGATACTTTCTATGAAGAAATGCCGACTCGTATTGTTCCGGATCAGGCATATACTATGGTTGATTCAGGAGGTGCCGAGGTTGATGACATCAATGACGCGGCGAATATCCGGACAGCTATCGAGTATTCGGCATATACCGCATGGTACGATTTCTCTCAGGCGATTTCCGGTGGTCGTGAACTTGAGCTCATTCGCGGATACATAAATTGGGAACCAACAAACAGTATTACTATGTCCGTGAACGCGACGATCCGCGGCGGGACCATGCCCGATTATGACGCGGGGTTAACCAATTCGATCACACACATTGATACATCCAGCGCAGTTTTCGACGTTAGTCTGTTTGACGCTTCCTATTTTTATAATACTGACCAGAGCATTTCCCAGAATATACGGGTGGCTAATCGTGGTCACTATTTCAATTTCGGGTTCTACAACAATGCTGTTGACGAACCCGCGTCAGTTTACGGGATAGACCCGATATTCCGGGTACATAGAGACGATCCAGTAGGATACCGATAAAAGGAGTAATCATGCCATTAACACCGCCAGAGGAAACCAAGTCAATCGGGTTGCAGCCGTTAGAACCAGAAGGACAGAAGAAAGCACCCCCCGGAACAATGCAGGCGGCAAGTCAGCAACCAGCGATTACCACCGCGGACGTTATTGGGGAAATCCAAAAGACGACACCACAACAAACAGGGGTTGGCACTCCTGGCTTTCAGCAGTTTGTACAGCCATATGAAAAGTATATCGGCGATCTTTGGGGCGGGTTTCAAAGTAAAATGCAGAGCCAGTTAACTGATGCGGCCGACGAATTGAGCCGGACGCTATACGGTCAGAATATCGCGCCAGGGGCAGGGCTGGGTACTGAGCAAATCAGCCGGTTCATGGAAGAACAAACCGCACAACTTGCGCCATACGCCCAGGAGCTAACCGGACAGACAGGGTTGCAGGCGATAGGCGACTATATGCAACAGCTACAAGCGGCTGGTATGACCGGGCTGGGTACGCCGACATTTGAAGCGGAGCAGTTTGATTATGCGAAAGCTCAGAACGTTTACGACAGGGTTATTAGTGGTGAACTCCCACAGACCGCGTTATCACCAGAGATAATGGAAACACTGGGGATCGCCGATGACTACGAAGGCCCTAGTGGTGGGTTGACTATTGTTCCTGCAAAGGTCCAGGAGCGCATTACTTACGCAGAAAATCTTGGAGGCAGGTATGACCAGTCTACAAACGGTTATTTTATTACAGACAGCGCGGGAGTTGAGCATAGGGTAACGCGGTCACAACTGGCAAAGATCGACGAAGCAGGGGGGCATGACGCATGGGTTAAAGCTGGCAAGCAAAACCCGCAGCTAGTACAGGATTTCCATAACCAGAATGCCATTTATGCCGCGAATAACGGGGTGAGGTATGAAGAGGGCGAGGGAATGGTGGGTAGCTTCTATGCTACAGATAGTGATGGCGTTGAACATGCTGTAACACACGCTGAAGTAGGACAGATCACCGAGGCAGGCGGTTATGACGCTTGGGTTCAGGCAATGGGCCCGATGACCGCGGCAAACGAAACAACCTTTGCGAGCATAGAAAGCGATGGGCTTGCTAATCGTACAGACATCTTGAATATCCTCTATGATCCGACAAACGACACACCCGACAAACGGAAGTCTGCTGTCAAGAAATTGCTGATGGACAATGCTCATAAGGTCGCGCTAGAGCAGAAGGGCGGGCGAAGGGAAAAAACTCACAAAGCACTATTGGCAAACATTGCCGCTTACTTAAACGCAATGACCTTTGAAGGGGGGAACCTCTAATGCCCTACAATCCCGGATTCCGTGCGCCACAATTCAGGGTTCCACAGAGACAGGCCCCCGCTGGTTTCCAAGGACTCCGTTCTATTCAGGAGCGGGTAGGTGTAGAGGACGAAGAGGAAAAGGCAGCCACGGTTAACCCGCTCAACATGGCAGCAGACGCGATAGGCCGATTCCTTGCAGCCGGTGGACCTTCAAACCCTTTGGCATACGTTGCGGCCGCATCGGCACTTGCAGACCCTATCAAAGGCGAAGAGTTTCAGCCGTTAGATGTTGCGGGTAGAGTTGCCACTACAGCAGCAGCTTCGAGTTTGTTTCCTACCCAAACAGTTGGACCGGGAACTGGAATTGAAGGACCACTTCAAAACACGGGATTTTTAGAAACGGCAGGACGACAGATAGGGCAGATGGCAGACCCGAAAAACCTTGTTAAAACACGGGCGTTTTTGCAGACGCTCAAGGCGTCCGAATCTGAGGATATGCTGGGTGACCTGGCTAAAGTGTTTGAACACGAAGAACAGAAGGCATATCAGACACAGCAGCGCGGGCGTGCTGATATCCAATACGAGCAACAGCAAGAGGATCGCCGGATTACAAAGCTCAAAGAGGAGGCGACAAAAACACAGAAAGATAAACATGGTTTCTATAACATGAAGATAAATAGGTTCAAGCAAAAAGAAGACCTTGAGGGATTGGAACGGATAAGTGAAACCATTCGCAAGGATCGTGGGCTTACAATGAAAACGCGGGGTGAAGTGGAAAATATCAGGGATAAGGCGATAACCAAAATTAAAGCGGCTAAAGCAAAGGTGACCAAGGAAAAAGAACAGGCGCTCAAGGCAGGGAAGAAAGAGGCGGAGAGGGCGGAAGAGAAACGGATCAAGGCCGAGCTCAAAGCAAAGGCAAGCGAGGCTGAAACAATGATCCAGAAGATTCAGACGGACATTCTGAGGATCGGTACTATCGCCACAGATAAAGACTTGATGGACGCTAAACAGGCTATCGCCGGAGTTAAGCGGAGACAGGCGAAGGTTACAGTAGCAGCTACAGGGTTTGACTCGAAGCACGTTGCTGAGATCAAGAAAGAGTATCAGAAAGCGATTGTGAAACTACAAAAGGCGATTGCCATATATGAGGGCAGCAAATCAGAATATAACAAATAGGAACGCTCATGGCTTGGCAATACGGACTTTTCCAGGACGATAAAGAAGAGCTTGCGCCGGGGATTTACGCGCCGGAGCCACCTGATCCCGCTGAGGGCTGGACACCAGGATTATTCCAGGATGTTGTTCCCTTCCGACCACACCCCGTAACCGCGGGATTTCATGGAGTACAACCCGAAGAGGACAGATTTAAGCCACAGGAAGCCGTGCAGTCGCTTGAGGCAGATATTGCAGATTTCCAGGTTCCACGTGGAATGGAAAAAGGGCAGGTTCCCGAACTAATCACACAGCCACAGGCGTTTGCTCAACGGCAAGCCGACATTGCGGCGCAGGCACCCGCATACCCCTCGTTTATGCCTACGACCACAGCACCTAAATTTGATGTGCCGTATTTCGGTAACGCGAAACGGCAGGCAGCCGCGGCACTTAAACTTGATCCTGCTACCTACATTGAGAATGCGGACGAAATGAATAAGCTTTTTATGAAGCAGGAGAAAGAGTTCAAGGAAAAAGTAAAGAAAACAATCAGGGAAAACATCAATCGTGTAGCTGTTATTGCCGAAAAAGCAGAAACCACAGATGATCGTGGGTTGATAAGGTCTATATTTGATTCTGCACAACGTGGAAACACTAGTTTTATTTTAGAATTATTAAGTAGTAAAGCCGCGGAAAAAGAACTGCCAGAGGGTCCGGTTTTTAATCTGATAAATACTTATGACCAAATAATAACAGAGGACCCCATTGAGGGTAAAAACTTTTTTGATAGCGCGATAATCGACGCCGCAGCGTCCAGCCCGGGAATGGCCCATGGTATCAAAGAGCGGGTAAAAGCCTATGCGGGTGTTGCTGGCACGACTGGCGTTGCCGGGTTTCTGGTTGGTGGCCCCGGTGGCGCGCTAACCGCCATGAAGGGTGCACACCCGTTGTCCAAGGCAGCCAGTGTTGTTGCGTCACAACGGATATGGGCAAAGCAGGGTAAAGGGCAGATATACAAAGACCTCAGAGATAATGGGATAGACCCGGACCTTGCCAGGATGGTGTCAACTGTTGGCGGACACATTTATGCCGGCATTGAAAACGCGCAATTAGAGATATGGGGCAAGGCGGCCACAGGTAAATTCGGGTTGAAAGGTATAGGTTCCGGTAAGTTCGGTAAACTATTTTCACAAGGTGCTATTGCCTGGCTTGCGAACAGGGGGATTACTACAGCAGCGGAAATACATGAGGAGGGGTTACAGCAACTTACTCAGGATTTGGCACTAAACACGGCACTTGCTCTTGATCCCGGTGCTGACAAAGAAAAAATGAGGGGGGTAAAAACTCTTTCAGACAGATATTTTCAGGCAATGAAAGACTCAGCCGGTGCGGTTGGTGTTATAACATTCCTAACGGGCGTACCCGCGGATATTCAGCGCAAGGTCACAGGCGGGAAGCTCCTGGATGTCGCGCCGGAGGTTAAGAAGACACTTCCAAAAGATTCCTTCGTTGTGGATAACAATGTGTATAAGTCTGAGACGGGACCGTTTGGAGAAGTTGCGCCACAGCAAATTGGAACGATAGACCAGTTTGATATCACAGGAGAGGAAAGAGGTGTTGAGCGTGATAAAGAAGGTGAACGGGTTCGAGGTGAGGAGCCACCGGCCAGGGAAGAACCTGGGCGGCCCGTACAAGAAGAAAGAAGAGGCGAAGCGGAGATTACGCCAGCTCCGAAAGCAGAGCCCGCGGTAGCCGAACCGTCCGCCGAATTACCGTTTGACGGTAAGGCAGCGGGGGCAACCGAGCGCGCGATTGATTACGGTGCAAAGATGGATGAAGCCGAATACGCCAGGATCAAAGCTGAACGCGAAAAGGTGCTAAAAGAAACCGGAGCGATTGAAGAAAAAGCCATGGCCGGTGATAAAACACTATTCCAGGCAATGGGTGATAGCGCGACGAAAGGGCAGCTATTACGTGAAGCAGCGGAAGCATACGAGGCGAAAGGCGAAAAACCTGTAGGAAAAAAAACAGAAGCCATAGGCTACGTGGACGAGCAGGTTCAGCAGGGAACCATAAGCGAAGGCTCCGGGAATCTCCTCAAATACCTTGTATCAACAGATGACGAGTTTGATAAAAACACAACAGTACAAATAAGTGATACTGTTAAAGAGATTACGGACGATATGTTTCGGGCCGAAGGTATTGATCCCGTAACGCTATCTCTGGAGGAAAGGAAACTCTACAGTGTTAAAGGTAGAACAGTATCATATCATCAGGAGGGAGAAGGGGTTTACCAAACCGCTATCGAACTCTATAAGGGTCACGACGCAGACACTATTGTCGAAGAATGGTATCACAGAGGTTACAACCGGCTCACAGAAGACGATAAAAAAGTTTATCAGGAGTACCATAAAAAAACCGGAGATAAACGAATCGTAGAAGAACACTTCGCCCAAGAAGGCCGTGACCTCTTCTTTTCGGATAAGGCGCATGAGCAGGCGGGGACAATCCGTAAGATATTCGATAACGCAAGGGATACCCTCAAAAAACTGATCGCCAGGATAAGAGATTTACGAAAAGCAAAAGTACCAAAGAAAATTCAAGGACTATATAGAAAAGCCGCTGGTATTGAGCCACAGAAAGTGCTTGCAGAAAAAGTAGAAAAGCCACAAAAAGTGCCTGCAAAAAAAGTAGCACCAAAACCGAAACCCACCAAAAAGTTTTTGGAACTAAAGAAGCGGCTGGAAAAGCCGACGCTAACTAAACCTGTTAAAAAAGGACTTAAAGCAAAGTTGGCAGCGGAGGAAACATTGATGGGGCTGTCAACTTATAAGCGGTCCCTGGTTGAGTCCGAAGTAAAGCGGCTCAAGGCGCAGCATCGCGCAGAAACTACGGGTTATAAACCCAGCAAATACATTCCGATGATTGACCCGGATACCGGTGATGTTGTTGGAAAAATCTCTCAGCCGTCAATCACCCCACTTAAGGAATACGGGATAAAGCCAGGCGCGCCGCTTTTCGCGTTTGTTGATGGCGTTATCCGGGTTATGTCAGAGGGTTCTCAGACCATGCCACCGGATGTCCGGTGGTTCAAGGATGAAGTTGTAGACAAACAGAAAGCGGCTACGGACCCGTTGCTCAAAAAAGCATACGGACTACAAGTAGAGGCGATAGATAACTACGACTATGAGGGCTATCAATTAGTGAAAGGAAAAATCGATGAGTACCAAAAACTATCCGAGGCCGATAAGCGAGAAGCGTTCCAGATCACTACAGAGGGAGATCAACCAACTCTTTTTACCACTCCAACGACTAAAGCAGAAGCAGACAAAGAAGAAAAAAGACTAGCCGACAAAAAGAAAGCAGAGGCAAAAGCAAAAAAAGAGACTGAGAAAAAACCACCTGAGCAGAAACCAATGGATCAGCTGTCATTTATTGATATGAGGGATGTTACAGAGGGGCAAGTATCTTTGTTTGAGAACTTCCAAATACAAAAAGAAGGCGAGCTTATAACATCGGAAAGGTTTGATGGTGATGACCTTTATTCAATGCTTGGAACAATGTACGGGAATGAGCTCCGGCTTGCCGTGCTTGAGAGAAGCCCAGACAAATTTAAAAAATCAGTAGAAGCAAGGTTGAACAGGCTTGAAGGAGACCTTTCAAACCTTGCCGATAAAATAATAGAAGAAATAGAGCCAAGGATAAAAGGCTGGTTAGATGAGCATGGTGCATACACACCAGAAACATGGGTGGATTGGATTCTTGACGAAGAGGGAATGGTTGGCGAACCAATGTTGAGGCCAGATGGAACGGCTAAGTTAGCGGCTGTTGGCGGTAGTCAAACCATTGATATTGGGGATGCGTTTATTGACAGATACAATAAAGAGCTTGCGACCGAGCCACCAAGCGTAGAAGAGGCAAGGGACGAACTTATCGGGCGCGGTGTTGATGAAGAGGAACTTTCAGAGATGGAAGACTATGAGGTTATTGAAACATGGGAAGAGTATGAAAGAAATGAAAACCCAGACTACCGATATTTTGCAGATTCGTTTGTTTACTTTGTGGAATTATACGGCGGAGAAATTGAAGCACTTAAAAACGATTCAGAAGTATGGGAGTTGTTGAGAGATGTTTTAGCAACCGACGGATATAAACAGTGGTACAGTGGCGGCGGAATATCTGCTGACACAATCCAAGGCATTAAAGATGTTCATGAAGAAATGGTTGACGCTAAAACGGCCAGGGAAAAAATCACGGCCATAGATAAGGCAATAAACATTCAGCACCATACCGGAAATCTTGCGGACTTTTTGGATATATCACAAGATCAGCTTGATGAGCTGGCGGAAATTGGAGAAGTAGCAACATCAAAAGGCGAAAAAATAAAGTCTATGGACTTTGACGTAGAAGAATTTCATTACCAACTACGCTACGAGGGCCCTTTTGTCCGTCCGGATTTTGAAAAACAAAAACTGATCGAGGCTGAGGTCCGCAAGCTCAGGGCGAAACGAGCGAGGCTATTCCGTAAGCCACAGGTCACAAAGGGACAGGAAATCACCGTTGATGTGGCTGAGACACAATTACCAGAGGAGCTGCTTTACGAACGCGCTCAAATCACCGTAGAGATCAATGCCCTTACCGACGAAGTGTCAGACAAGGTTAAGCGTTTACTCATCCAGTACGCGCAACGGGTGGGCTTACGCGGGGAACCGTTCAACCGTGTGGATACCAAAGTCAAAAATGTCAGAACAACCAAGCAGCTAACCAGGGCCATCGCGGAGATCGATGAGCTTGTTCAGAAGCGTATGCAAAGAAACCTTGTCGCCAAGGTTATAAGGACTGTCCGGAAGGAACGCAAGCGACTCAGGGAAATCAAGAAGGGAAAGAAAAAACAGAGCAAACTGTCTTTGTGGTCAAACAACAGACTAGAGGAATACCTGGATATTCTTGAAATAGATATCAAAGAGCGAAATATTGAGAAGTTAAGAAAGAGCCAGGCGTTTTTTGAGGAAAACCCGGACGCGCCCATCCCTCAAGAGTTAATGAATGATATCATCGCACTTAATCGGGATAACGTCAGGTTGATGTCTGCCAATCAGTTACAAGGAATTTTGTCCGACATTGAGAGCATAAAAAAACAGGGGTACACATCTTTCAAGTTAAAGGAAGCGCAGCGGAAACGCGCCTTGGACGCGGCCGTTAAAAAGACGGTTCCGCATATTAAGCCGCCGTCTGATAAATCTCCGTTTGAGATAGCCGCGAAGGGCAAAGGGAAGAAATCAATATATAAAACACTTCAGAAGGCGTGGTGGAACGCCCGCCGTGCTGAACGGATATTGAATTGGTTGGTTGGATACAAGGACACGCCAATGAAAAAAATGGTGATGGATAAAATTCTTAAAGCGGAAGCAGCAGAACTCGTTGAAATGGACGCGCGGACACAGGAGTTCAAGGAGAGATACAGCGGCCTAGATATCCTCAGCGCCAAGTTGGATGCAAAAACATATTCGGTCCCCGTTGAGATCAGCCGTCCGGGTGAGGCTCCGGTCATTGAGAAACGAGACGTTGAATTGTCCCTGAACAATCTGATGTTCTTTTACGCGCATAGTAGAAACCAAAAGGGTAGAAATCACCTGATGGGTTGGGGTATTAGCGAGGAAACAATTGATTATCTCGCTGATCAACTTCCGGAAAAACACAGGGCGGCGATTGATGATCAGCAGAGATACTACGATCGGGTTCAATGGGGGCGCGTGAATGAACCCTTCGAACAAGAGCATGGTATTTCCATGCCCAGAGAATCGTATTATATGCCCATGCCAAACGTGAAAAGCGATAACGCTATAAACGAAATCGTTTCCGACTTGGTAAAAATGATGTCGTCGCGGCCGTCAGCAGTAGCTAAAGGGATGACGATTAGTCGCACAGATTCCGGCACCCCGTTTGCCGATATGGATTATTTTGGAACCGTTTTAAGGAATATGAGAATGGTTGAGCACTACATAGCGTTTAACCAGGTACTAAGAGAGGTTAACCAGTTTTTAAACAGCAAGGAAATGTCAGCAGCGATTGAGGCAAAGAGTCCACTGGCCAAAGAGAAAATATCACGCTGGCTTGGAACGGTCGCCGCGGGAAGATTGGAAGCGGCCGCTGATGAAATTGACGAGGCGTCCGATGTCGTTCGGCTCAATGCCGTCTACTCTGTACTGACCTACAATATTGTAACGATGATGACGCAGATACCCTCATATATACAGGGGTCAGCGCATGTTAAGGCGGGGCACATGGCGCGATCACTTATCGCGTATATGGGGCACGCGAAGGAAATCAACGCGTTTGTTAACGAGAACTCAACAATGATGAAATATCGGGGAGAATCGTTTTTGAGGGAACAGGTAGAGTTTATGGCGAAAGACCGAACCTTTGACCTGGTAAAAACGGAGTTGGAACACGACTCGAAAAAACGTGGTGGGCGTGGTTGGGAAAGAACAGTACGCCTATTTGATCAATGCCGTAATTTCGGGATGGCTGGAATCCGTATCACAGATAAGACAGTTACAAACATCCTTTGGGCCGGGAAGTATTTTGAAGTTATGGATAATATCGGAGATACATACAATGAATCATCCGCGAAATACCAGGAACGGCATAAACAAGCAAAATATGAGGCAGACGAACTCATCAGGACAACCCAGCCGATGGGCGGCTTGGTACACCTCCCCGAGTCGTTCAGGGTTAAAGGGATAAAAAAACTATTCGCCACGTTTAAAAACCAGCCCAACCAAAACATCAATGGGATTGCTGACTTTTTGGGCGCATGGAAAGAAGGAGAGGTCAAAACCGACGATCTTTTATATAAGCTTTTCATGTATGCAATACTGAGCCCGATGGCTTTCTACCTGGTTAAGCATGGATTGTCACCCAAGAGACTCAAGGACGATCCCGAAGGCTTGGCAATGGCATTTCTTCAGGGGACGGCTGGAGGGATACCGTTTTGGGGTGAAATAATAAACGGGTTTGGGTATGCGCTTGCAAACGTTTCACGTGAAAAACGCGGTGCAAAGGCCCAGTGGATTCCGGGTGGAGTTGGTGAGTTGCCGTTTTGGGGTGGTGTTGGTGATCTTATACGCGCGATTCAGGGGTCAGGAAGGTTATCACGGCTATCAGCTATAGGAGCCCGACTTGGCGGGGTGCCTGCCCCAAGGTTCGCCCGTGTGGGGCTTAGGACAGGACTTGAAAGGATAGGACTGGAAAAAGAAGATTGGACAGCGAAGGCGGAAAAGAAACGCCTTGAAGAGGGAGACATCAGGCCGTTGTTCTGGTCCGAAGGCGCAATGAAAGACGTGTCCGTCACAGCGGGGATGGCGCAGCGGTTCGTTTCGTCGTCATCAGTCCGTGACAAAAAGAAGTTCCTCGATTGGTACTACAAAAAGCTCAACAAGGACCAACAAAAGAAAGCCAGGGCATACATCCAGAAGAATCGCACAATCGGGGGAAGGCCAATTACGAATGACCGTTGGGATAGGCGGTTGGCATCTATGATAAAATCAGTAAAAAAGGCGAAAAAGAAATGACCGATGAACTCATAGATAAAAAGATAGATACACTGTTTGGGGAGATTACCAATCTTCGACTAGAGTTTATTAACCTGGCTAACAAGTTTGAAACATTCTTCAAATACGAGATGGTTAACATGGTTAAGAAGCATTGCGATGATCACCAGTCTAAATGTCCAGGGGCAAAAGGATCGGGGAATGAACGAGTTGGTATCAGGGAAATGTGGGTGCGGTCAACATTGGGAGAAAAGATTTTCTATTCGGTTATATTACTTCTTATTTTGTCGTTCTTCTGGGGCGGATCAGCCGGAGTCCTGGCGATCCTTGACCGGCTCCAGGGGATACAGACAAGCCTCAGGGTAGGGTAATTGTTGGATATGGTACAATAAATAAAAGGTGGTGATTAACATAGGTAATATTTCAAAGAATTTTAGTTTTAGTGAGTTCGGTAAACTGGATAACGAGCTTGAAAGGCTGGCTGTTCGGTATATGGTTGAGGAGATTTTGCAGCCGGTCCGTGATAAGTTCGGTGTAATCAGAATTACATCCGGTAAACGCACTGAAGCAGAAAATAAGCGGGTTGGTGGTGTCCCCAGAAGTCTCCATTTAGTGGCTCATGCGTGCGACTTCATCCCGTTATACGCAAATATTGATGATGTGTTTCGTTTTATTCTCAATCAAAACCTTCCCTACCGCAAGTTAATACTGGAAACAAAACTGAGTGATCGTGGATTAACCCGCTGGTTACACATTTCAATTCAGCACCCCGAAGCGACACAGGTGCATGAATCATACCTGGCACAGATAGAAAACGGGGAAACGGTATACTGTCCGGCATTAATAGTATAAGGGAGGTGTAATTGTGGATTTTATCACATCGAATATTGGCGCGTTAATTGGAATCGTGGGCGGACTAGGTCTAGGCTGGATAGTTGTAAAATGGGCGATCAGCTCCTTGGTTACGGTGCAATCAGCAGACCTTTTGGGAGACCAGGTTAAAAAGTATGTTCAGAAACTCAAAAAAGCTGATCCGGCTACAGGTATCCTTGTTCGGGACAAGCTGATTTTGGTTTTCGAGGAGATAATTAAGGATCTTCAAGAGATAAAAAAAAATCAATAATCAAACTTCCGGAGGTCTTTGTTAATAAGCTAAACAAGGAAATTCTTGCAAAGAAAGAAGTTAAATCTTTGCGGGAATATGCGATTACGGCGGGGCCGTACGCCAATCTCTTATCCCTTCAAAACCGCCGGCGGAAAAAGATTGATGAAAAGGGTTTCTCCTTTTCGTTTTTATTTTGGTTTTAGTTAATCGCCAAGATATCAGCAGGTTTCACTGCGTAGTAAACGGTGTCTTTGATCGTCATTTCACTCCAATGGTTTCGGAAATACACAGTGCGCCCGTCTTGATCTTCTCCGAAATTCGGCACCGGTTTTTCCTGTAGCAACCCCTCCGTGATCTGCTTTAAGAAAACAAATTCCGGCCCTGCTCTATGTGTCTTATCAATTATCATTAAGACGCTTTCGGGCTCTATAAAATAGTTCAGCTTCCCATCCCTGGTAAAGCGTGTGGATGTCTGAGGTAATGTGATCAAAACAGAATCGTTGGGTATGTCAAACGTGGTTGAGTCAATCACCTTAAAATATTCCAGCTGTCTGATCAATAATCCGCCGGCGGTTTTCTCAAAAGTTTTCTTCTCCGCAATAATTCCAGGCTTAACGAGGAACCCGTTGAACATGAAAATATTGTCTTGTGGTAAAAGAACGGTTTTACCGTGTTTAACCATGCCCAGGATGGAGAAGTAGGCAGGTTTGCCGTTTACATAACCGAAATTAGGGACAACTTGACGATCCGATTCAGTGTAACCCCTGACGTAGGGCGTTTCAAAAACAGTATCGGACTTGGTATTGTCCTCGAGCTCAACTTTAATGTAGTCATTTATCGCGTCCACATTGATATTATATCACACAAAAAAAATGTATAAAAAACATTAAAAGCGGGAATAGGGTATTATAAATAAAAACAGTGCTTGACAAATTAAAAGGGGGTGATATAATTGAGGTTAATCATTAGTAATTCAAAGGAGAACGGCACCGTGATGAACGATATTCAAGTAGAGGGGGTGAAATAATGGTTGAAGAACAGTGGTTGACGACCAGTGAAGTGTTGGAGCGGTTGAAAATTTCCAGGACACTGCTGAGACAGCTTATGGAAAATGGGTCTCTGCCCTATAAAAATATTGGGCAAGGAGTTCCTTTGTACAGATTCAGTGCTCAGGAAGTTGATATTTTCATGAAACAAAGTTGAAGGGGGGGCTATCGATGGTTAAGGTAGAACGACCGCCGCATCATCAGGAGTTTTTCAGAGGGACAAAGCTTCCGGGCTGTGTTCGCAATGAGAAGTTAATCGAGTCCGTTCGACTGGTCAAGTTGGCCGGACAAAGCGATGACTTCATGGATGGACTCATTTCTGAGGTTGATCAGGCAATCAGAACGGATACATTTAGCTTTGATATGTACAAAAAGTATCAAAACATAAAGGAGAAATAATTATGGACGAAAAAGAGTTGACAGCATCAATAGCACTAGTAGAAAGAGACATCCAGGAGATCACCACGGAAGCTGAGGCGGACGCAATGGGCGCATACCTCAAGGAGGTTAAAGCAAAAGCTAAAGCACTCACAGCCAAACGAATGGAAATGACGCGTCCGCTTGATGACTCAAAGAAAAAGATAATGGCGATGTTCAAGCCGGTACTTGATCGATTGGGTGACCTGGAAAGTCTTGCAAAAAAAACAATCGTTGCCTATCAATCAAAGATTGAGCGGCTACGGATTGAGGAACAGGCAAAGCGTGAAGCCGAAGAACGCCGGTTAAGAGAGGAGCAGGAAGCCAAGGCACAGGCGTTAGTTGACGCAGGGTTTACCGATGTGGCCGAAGCTGTTCAAGCGGAGGAAGTAGAACAACCTGAACCAGTTGAACTACCAAGAGCCAAGCCAGCGGGTTTAACGGAGCGGACCTACTGGAGATTCAGAATCACTGATGAAAACATGATCCCCAGAGAGTTTTTAATGGTAGATAACGTTAAAATAAAAAAAGTGGTAAATGAGCTGAAAGAGGCCACCGCTATTCCGGGGATAGAAGTCTATTCCGAGAAAGCCATATACTAATGAGCGAAAAAAAACATTTATCAGCCAGCCAGATAAACATGTATCTCATGTGCGGGTATGCCTGGTATCGTCGATATGTCTGTAAGGATTACAGACCGGCAACGCCGTCACTGATCAAGGGGATCACGGGACACAGAATGTGTGAAATCAATAATCGATGGAAACTCAATCACGGGGTTGAATACGGGGAGCAGGAACTTAAAAAGGTTATCGTCAACGATTTGGACAAGGCGTTTCAGGGAGAGGTAACTCTAAACCAGCCTCAAAAGGTGCGGGGTAAACTCGCCATAAAGCAGGATATCAGGGACGAACTCTTTGCCTGTGTCCCGCTCTATCTTGAGTCCTCAAAATCAGTACACCCTGTATCTGTTGAGTATGCTCAGGTGCTCACACATCCTGATTGGATTTATGACATCAAGTACGTCATGGACATGGAAACAAAAGAGGGGCAAATTGTTGATTACAAGTTTCCGGGGAAAGCAAAGAATCAGGGAGACGCCGATACGGATAATGGACTCACACTCTACTGCCTGGCATATTTTGCCAAGCATGGGGAGTTGCCGAAGTCTGTAGCGATGGATACCTTTGTTTCCTATCACACCCCGAAAAAGAGGGAGTTGAAAGCGTCTCATGCAATTATCCTTACGGACCGAACGATGACTGATTTCCAGATTATGATGGACAAAATATCAGCAATAACACGGGGTATTGCCGCGGAGATACATCTTCCAGCCGCGCCGGGATCGTGGAAGTGTTCAGAGAAGTATTGCGAATATTGGACGGATTGCAAGTATGTTAACCAGGAGCGGATTGCTGCTGCTGAACAAAATAAGGAGGGGAAATAGTTGGATACTAATATTGAAAGCTTATCTAATGAGGTTGGAGGAATCCCCGAGGACTTGATACATGATTCGGTAAAACCTCTTGTTTTGGGGTTAATCAAAGATGCTTATCAGCGTGGAGTAAGCTACACAAACCAAAAACATAAGACAGCCATATTTGAGTACGCAGGGCGGACTTGTGGCGATTGTGGTTCTAGTGAATTTAAGGATTATAACGGAAAAAACCTTGATAGCTGTGTTTTTTGTGGACAATTCAAAGAGAAAAAGAAAGACCCGTGGACGGGTGAGCCGGTCAGCAGCTAATAGGTACCAATAATTAAAAGGAGTTTTTTCATGAACGATTTAGCGTTACAAAGAAACGGTGATAAAAAACAGGGGCGGGATATTGCCGCACCGGCGGAACAGGCGAAGGCGTTTGCCGAAATGCAGGCTAAAATCCTATTGGCAAAACAGTTTCCACGCCAGGAAGAACGGGCCATGAGCGTTATCCTGGGGTCAGTAGAACGGAAGGCGTTCGCGGAATGCGCATATTATTCATTTCCACGCGGATATAAAAAAGAAGGTAATAACTGGGTTAAAAATATGGTTGAAGGGCCAAGCGTCTATCTTGCCCGTGAAATGGCCCGCGTATGGGGGAATATCTGGCATAGCGTAGTTATTGTCCATGTGGACAACGATTACACCACAGTAGAGGGGCGTGCCTGGGACTTGGAGACCAATACACAGGCAGACGCACAGGCAACATTCAAAAACCTTGTTCAGCGGAAAGTAAAAGACCCGCTAACCGGCAAAAACGTCTACGAAGTCGTAAATGGTGAGAACAAGGCAAAAACTGAGTGGGTTAGACCGGACGAACGAGAAATGAGGGAGCTGGTTAACAAGCATGGTGCTATCTGTGTGCGTAATGCGTTGCTTAATCTTTTTCCGAAGGATATGATCGACGCGTTTCAGGAAAAGGCAAAGCAAACGGTTGTCGCTAACACAACTAAAGAAGACCCCGTAGCAATGCGTGTGCGTATCCTCAAAGAATTTGAATCCTTTGGTATCCAGCAGGGCGACCTCGAAGGATTTTTGGGGCTTCCAATCAAGAACTGGGACGGCGAAACCACGGCCACGTTACGTGGTGTGTTTACCTCGTTAAAAGCAGGGCAGATGTCTAAATCGGAAATTATTGGGACTGAACCCATGAGCAAACCCCCAGAGAAAAAAGACATAGCGGATGTAGTTGCTGGAATTGAAAACAAAAAAGATGATGCACCAACACGGCCACAACCGACAAAAAAGGCCGAACCGCAACCAGCCGAAGTTACGGGGGTGGATAACCGGGCTGATCTTTCGAAAGTTATGCCACCACCACCAACGGAACCGGACCCGCCTGCTCCTCCATCGAAAAAAGCGGCTGAAAAAAAAGCGGCTATGGCTCCACCTGATCCACCGCCACCGCCTGCACGCAAACAAAAGGGATCAGAAAAGTATCCTGAAATGGTCAGCCAAAAACAAATGAAACAGATTTTTGCACAGGCGAAAGACCTCAAAATGTCCGATCCGGATCGTAAGGCTCTATTAAAGAGGCTCTATGGCGTGGACTCGTTGACCATGATGACGCATGTTAACGCGGACTTATTTATTGGCCACCTGAAGGGGTTACTGGACGAAAAGAACGCGCCACCGGAGCCAGAGGCACCACCATCAGCGAATGCAAATAAGTCTGTTGTTGACCAAATTGTTGACTTAAAAGCATCGATGCCAGGGTTATCTGATCAGTTATTTCATCAGCTAATCAGACAGTTCTCGAATAACACGAAGGAAAGCCTGGACCAACTGGACCCAATGGAGCGAATGGCCTTCCTTGAGAAGCTAACGGCACTCAGCAAAACTGATGTATTTAAAGCGGGATGATAAAGGAGCATGACCTCTTTGGGGTGGAAACCGACAAGATACAAATCGCTATTGAGCGGTTAAAAACATTTGAGCCGCCGGAGGGCTACTACCTGGCCTTCTCCGGCGGCAAGGATAGCGTGGTTATTAAGGCATTGGCTGATATTGCGGGTGTAAAATATGACGCGCATTACAACATGACCACCATAGACCCGCCGGAGCTGGTTCAGTTTATAAAAAGTGAACATCCGGACGTTGAGCTTGTTCTGCCAGAAGAACCGTTTTTGAGACAATTGGAAACAAGAGGGTTTCCTCTCCGGCATCGCCGATGGTGTTGTGAGGAATACAAGGAGCGTGGAGGGTTGGGGCGTATCGTTGTTACCGGGATACGGTGGGCGGAATCGACTAACCGGGCATCCCGGAAAATGGTTGAATCCTGCTACAAGGACACAACCAAAAGGTATATAAACCCGGTTATTGATTGGTCTGATGGAGAGGTCTGGGAATTTATTAAATCCTACAATATTCCGTATTGTGAGCTTTACGACCAGGGATTTAAACGGATCGGGTGTTTATTCTGCCCGTTTGCGTCAACGAAGCAACGGAAATATGAGGTTTTCCGATATCCCAAAATTGCATCCGCATTCATTCGTGCATTTCGGCAGCTGTATAAAAACAGGAGGAAGGTGAATAATCCCAGCGTTGACCGGTGGAAGGACGGTGACGCGATGTTTACCTGGTGGCTAGGTGCCGGGAAAAGCAAGCAACATCCAGATCAGTTGGCTTTGTTTGAATAAATAAAAGGGGTATAGAATGAGTGGAATAGCACAGATCAAAGTTAAAATGGTTATTACACAGGGATCAGAGGCCCCCGGCCTCAAACAAAAGAGTCGGGTCATAGAAATGCTGTTTAAGCTGGGGATAACTAACGTGAAGTGCTCTGTTGGGGCTGAGGATAGCGCGGTGATTGAGTTCGAAACAAACGCAACAAACCCGCTTGTCGCGCCTCAATCAACTATGCTTACAAGGCTACTGCAATGTTATGACTTAAACACGATACTACAGCTATCAGATCGTTTTTTTAACTTTGTTGACGAACAACTAACATTACTCGATATAGAGAGAAAAGAGGGGTAATTGTGTCAAAGAATAACGCGTGTTGCGGAAATTGCCGGTTCGGGATGGAAATTTACAGAGAGAATATAGTGCGCTGCAGGATAGTACCGCCAACGGTTATATACTCTTCGGTTCGCAATGAAACTGCAACTATGTTTCCCGAACTAAATAAGGATTCGTGGTGTGGGAAATACGTACCGAACGACGAGGAAATGGACCGTCAGGTTGAGCAGGCAAAGAAGGCACTCAGGCCCAAAATCAGACAGTTCGCTCTTCGGGTAACATAAAGG